CGAACTGCACAGGCGTTTACAGGTAGATGAGTTTACAGAAAAACCACGAATAGTGTTTATGTCTACGTGTACTCACACAATAGCACAGTTACCAGCTATTCCGTTAGATAAACGTAACCCAGAAGACGTAGATACTAATGCAGAAGACCACCTTTATGACGCTTTAAGGTATGGCATTATGACAAGACCTCGAAGTTCTATTTGGGACTTCAACCCAGCAACACAACGATCAGGCTTTCAAGCGGCTGATCCTAGCTTTGGATATTAAATATGGCAGAAATAGACGACCTATCATTTGAGACAGACAACGTAGTAGCCGCAAAAGATGCAGAAGATAAAATCTTTGAATCATCTAATGCGGTTGTTTCGTTTGTATCAGAAAGATTTAAAAGAGCAGAAGATGCCAGAGAAGGGGATGAAGAACGATGGCTAAGAGCATATCGAAACTATAGAGGCTTATATGGACCAGATGTACAATTCACTGAAACGGAAAAGTCTCGTGTATTTGTTAAAGTCACAAAAAGTAAGACACTTGCTGCATATGGTCAAATCATTGATGTTTTATTTGGTAATAACAAATTCCCTTTATCTGTGGACCCTACTGTTTTACCTGATGGGGTTAGCGAGTCAGTTCATATTAATTTAGATCCTGCCTCTGAAGAAGGGTTTGGGGCAATACAAGATGCCTTTACGGACGCAGCTCCTAAACCATACTTGATTGGGCCAGATACTGAGTTAAAGCCGGGAGATACTATTGCAGATATACAAAAACGTCTTGGGGGAATGTCTCAAAAGTTAAGTGGCGTTAGTGAAAAAGTAATTGAAGGCCAAGGTGGTACTGCTAGTACTGTTACATTCCATCCTGCTATGATCGCAGCTAAAAAGATGGAAAAGAAAATACATGACCAGCTAATTGAGTCTGGTGCATCCAAACATCTTCGTAGTATGGCATTTGAAATGGCTCTATTAGGTATGGGCGTAATGAAAGGCCCTTTTGCTGTAGACAAAGAATATCCTAATTGGAATGAAGAAGGTGACTACGATCCCCTAATTAAAACTGTACCATCAACTAACCATGTATCTGTGTGGAACTTTTATCCGGACCCAGAAGCTGCTAGTATGGATGACGCAGAATACACAGTTGAACGGCATAAGATGTCTCGCAATCAACTTAGAGCTTTAAAAAGTCGCCCATACTTTATGATTGATGGTATTGAGCAAGCAATAGATGTAGGTGCTGATTATACATTAAAGCACTGGGAAATGAATATGGAAGATGATGATGCTAAACATAACGCATCAGAACGCTGGGAAGTTTTAGAGTTTTGGGGATTTGTTGATACAAACATCCTCGAAGAAAACGGTGTTAGTATTCCTAAAGAATTAGAAGATTTACCAGAAGTGAACTGCAACATCTGGTGCTGCAATGGAGAAGTGCTACGAATGGTGTTAAACCCATTTAAACCTGCACGTATCCCATATTACGCTGTTCCATTTGAACACAACCCATATAGTTTCTTTGGTGTAGGTATTGCCGAAAACATGGACGATACCCAAACACTAATGAACGGCTTTATGCGTATGGCGATTGATAATGCTGCGCTATCTGGTAATCTTATTATCGAGGTTGATGAAACCAACCTTGTGCCTGGTCAAGACATGTCAGTATATCCTGGTAAAGTATTCCGCAGACAAGGCGGTGCGCCAGGGCAAGCATTGTTTGGCACTAAGTTCCCTAATGTTGCTGGGGAAAACATGCAGTTGTTCGATAAGGCTAGAGTACTAGCTGATGAAAGTACAGGCTTCCCTAGTTTTGCTCACGGGCAGACTGGAGTGTCAGGTGTAGGACGTACTGCGTCAGGCATATCTATGCTGATGTCAGCCGCTAATGGTAGTATACGTTCTGTAGTTAAGAATGTAGATGACTATCTTATTGCTCCTATGGGTAAAGCGTTCTTTGCTTTCAACATGCAGTTTGATTTTGATCCTGACATTCGAGGTGACTTAGAAGTTAAAGCTAGTGGTACTGAAAGTCTAATGGCTAATGAAGTACGTAGTCAACGACTAATGCAGTTCTTAGGTACTGTACAAAACCCAGCCCTAGCACCTTTTGCTAAGATGGATTACATTATTAGAGAGATAGCTAAGAGCATGGACTTAGACCCTGACAAAGTTACAAACTCCTTACAAGATGCAGCTATTCAAGCTGAGTTACTGAAAAACTTCCAACAACCAGCACCGCCACCTCAAGAAGGTATGGGTCCCCCAGCACCTCCGGGTAGCGCACCTCAAGCTGTAGCTGGTGCAGATGCAATGGATGCTACTGGTGGTGGAGGCGGTCAGGTAGGTACAGGTATGGCCCCAGTCCCAGGTGAAGAAGGGTTTACTGGCAATGTCGCTTAAAACTTTTGTGAATAACAAAAATGAGTGGGATGCCTTTCTTGAGGAACTAGACGTTAGAATATCTTCTGCACACCGTAACTTAGAACAAGCTAGTACTTCTATTGAGATACACAGAGCGCAAGGAACCGTACTTGCTTTACGCCAACTAAAATATTTAAGGGATAAGATTAATGGCATTAAATGAACAGACTGAAATGGCATTTGGGGACCAGCCTCCAAGAATAGATCCTGTAAGTGGTAACGAAGTGCCTCCGGGTGCTTTGCCTTCAGAAGTTAGAGATGACATACCTGCTCGATTAAGTGAGGGTGAATATGTTGTGCCAGCAGATGTCTTACAATATTACGGCATAAAGTTCTTTGAAGATTTACGCAGTAAAGCCAAAACAGATTTAGCAGGACTTGAAGAAAACGGACGTATGGGTGGTGAAACTTTAGATGATGGCGAAGATTTACTTTTTTCAGCAGACGAATTAAATACTTATGAAGATGATGAACCTATAGCAGCTAACATGGGGGGAATGATAAGTGGCTATGAAGAAGGGGGCGTTACAGAAATGCAACCTATAGGACCTCAGTCTGTTTTAAAAACATATATCAATGACGATGGGCAAAGGCTCTTTATTCGATTTGTTAATGGCGTAGCTGTTCCGCCTGTACCCCCAGGATACAGAGAAGAAGGTACACCAAGTCCTACTTCTGATACCACTCCTACTACCCCGACAGGATCTGATCAGCAGGGCAAGGATGAATCCGATGAGGAGCTGCAAAAAGGCGAGCCAGAAATATTTCCTAGAAACTTAGATAAAATGAACGCAGCGCAATTAGCTCAGTACGCAGCAGAAATATCTAAAACAAATGTATATAAAACTGTTACTAGACAACCTCTTATTGGATTTCTTGCAAGAAAACAATCAAAGAAAGTTACAGACTACCTTGAAAACCAAATTAAAGACGTAGCAAAAGACAGTAATATGGCTGAATTTTATCAGGCTCTTCTTGACGGAATTGAAAACGGAGATCGAGCAGGGTTAGAAGAACTAGTAGAACAAATAAAACTTAATAACCCTGAGTTAAATACTAAAGTTCTTGTTAGTGGTTCACAAATTAGTAAAGATAGAGAAAAAGGTAGTACTGTTGTAGATCCCCTTACAAACTCTAATAATACAATAGGGCTAGGCGGTACTAAATATGGTACAGATATTAGTGCGGCACAAGAAANATCGTTTACAATGCCGGGAACAACAACAAAAGCGCAAAAAGATGCAGCAACNNCAGGAGGAACTGAGGTAGATGCAACAAGCAAAGTTGATCCTTTTGGAATAGGTTCAGAAGGGGAGTTTGATACTTCTGATGATGCCTCTGATGACACTGACAGTTCTACAAAAACTACAGATTTAGGTATTAGTACACAGCTAGAACAACCTTTAGTAGGTAAACTACCAGAAACCTTTGATCAATCTTCCGAGCAAAAATCCTCATTAAATAATACGTTAAAGGCATCCGCATTTTCTTCTAAACGAGGAGAAGGCCCAGGAAAAGGGGCTGACGAATTTAATACTACAACTACCAATCAACAACTAGAAACTCCGGCAACTACAAAACGAGACAGTCTTCTAAATAAAGTTAGATCTGAGGCGTACACATTAACTCCGTTTGATGCTTTAAAGAACGTTATAAAAAACATAAAAGAAGGTTTTGGTACAGATAATTCTGCAGAGGATGAAGGTAATGTTATTAAATTGTTATCTGAGGTAAATAATAACCCAGAAAATGTTACCGCAATAATTGAAAATATATCGGCACAAGACAGCACAGCACTAGCATCCAACTTAATGAGTCCTAGATTTGGTTATGAGTCAGGTCGTGATGATCTGCAACAAAGAATGGTAACTGGTCCTGGCGGTGTAGAGCGACTCCCTCTTACGGATAGTCAAACATTAGCAGTACAGGAATCAAAAATTAAAGCTGCAGAAAACGAATATAAAAAAGAACTTGCAGAACTAGAAGCCTTTAAAACCTCAAAAGAGGCAGAAATAACTGCAGCAAGACAAGAGGAAGCAGAAGAAAAAGAAATGTCTTCTGAAAGAATATCTGAAAGAATAGAACGGGGAAGAAGTGGGAGAGGCGGTTTTAACAAAGGAGGACTCGCTTCACGTAAAACTAAAAAAAAAAAGGGAAAAGTAAATGAAGAATAAATGGATATGGATAAGTCTGGCTCTTGTCGTTTTTGTAGTTGTTATGATTTATGGCGTAGATAGAGCAATGTGTACTGCTCCCTGCCTCTAAAATGAGCAAAGAGCTTACAGCTCAACAAAAGTCTACAATGACATGGCGGTGGACAGCATTAGTACTTTATCTTCTTATATGTTTTTATGACTTTATGTTTTGCCCAATATGGTATGGGCTTAACAGACCAGACATATCACAGTTTATGGAAATAATAAATTCTACTACAGAGCCTATGGTTCAAATGGAATTAATGAAAAAGCTAACAGGTCAACATCAACCTTTTACGCTTATGGGGGGCGGATTGTTTCATTTAGCATTTGGAGCAATATTAACAGGATCAGCATTTGCTGCTAAAAGTTAAATAACTAGAATGGTAGGTAAAGAACAAGTAATTAAATAGCTACAAAAACAACTCGATAATAATCATAAGGCTACCCAGTAAACTTGCTGGCCCCAACATAAAGGAGTAACTCATGTCGGAAGTAGCAGTCCAAAAAGAAATACCAATTAAGGTAGATTCCCCAGCACACAACAGAAACATAGCTCGTGCAGTACAAGATCAAGAAGAACTAGATCAACTAATGAAAGACGCAGGGCGCAGTCCTAACGTAGAAACTCAAGAAGATATATCAGAGGATCACCCTTTAAATAAAGTTGAAACTAAAGACGAAGATGAAGGGTTAACTGCAGAAGAAAAGTCTTTTAAGAAACGCTACGGTGATTTACGTAGACATACATCTGAAAAAGAAAAAGAAATGCAGTCTCGTTTAGAAAAGCTAGAGTCTCAACTTAATCTTGCATCAAAGAATGAACTTGTTCTACCTAAGTCTACTGAAGAAGTTGATGCATGGGCAAGACAGCATCCTGATGTTGCTGCAATAGTAGAGTCCATTGCAGATAAAAAAGCAACAGAAAGATCTAGTGACCTAGAAAGCAGAATGAAAGAGTTCGAACAAGTTCGGGCAGATGCAATTAGAGAAAAAGCAGAAGCTGAACTAATTAGTATTCACCCTGACTTTGAATCAATTAGAAGTGGTGATGAATTTCATAACTGGGCAGATGAACAACCTAAATGGGTTAAGGATGCTCTATATGAAAATCAAGATGATGCTAAATCTGTTGCTCGTGTTATTGACTTGTACAAACAAGACAAAAACATTTCTAAAGCACCAAAATCAGATAAAGCAGCAGCATCTTCTGTAAACGCTAGAACTCGCAGTACACCAGAAGCAGATCAATCTAAAAAATACCTTAGTGAATCTGCTGTTAACCGAATGTCCCCTAGAGAATATGCTAAAAGATCAGATGAGATTATGACAGCTATTCGAGAGGGCAAGTTTACTTATGATATGTCAAAAAAGACTTGACACTTAGAATTTTGTAAGTATAACTATACACATATACATGAATTGTTTTATTTTTATGTATGTGTTTCACCAAACACTAAGCCGCAAAGAACTACCCTATCAAGTATAGGCCCAGTTTATAACAAGGCCGGCCAGCCTTAAATTTAAATTGCACCCTAGAAAACGACAGGCCCCTTTAGTGGATATAAGTTGTGTTTACTTCACATAGCCATATCTTAACGGAGGATTTTATACAATGGCTTTTTCTTCAGCAAGTGGGTACGGTAATTTACCAAACGGTAATTTTTCGCCCATCATCTACAGCAAACAGGTACAACTTGCTTTCCGCAAGTCTGCCGTTGCTAATGCTATAACCAATAACGATTACTTTGGTGAAATAGCAAACCAAGGCGATACAGTAAAAATAATGAAAGAACCTGAAGTTTCAGTAAAGGCGTACACTCGTGGTACTACAATACTGCCGCAGGATCTTGATGACGAAGAGTTTCAACTTACTGTCGATAAATCAAATTACTTTGCATTTAAAATCGATGATATTGAAGAAGCGCACAGTCACATTGATTTTATGAATCTCGCAACCGATCGTGCAGCATATAGACTAGCTGACCAAATGGACCAAGACGTTCTTGGATACCTAGCTGGTTACAAACAGTCTTCACTTCACTCTGACCCAGACACAGTTAACGCAACTGTAAATGGATCTGTAGCAGTATCTACTGCTGGTACAGACGAACTACTTTCTAGTATGAAGCTAATCAAAAGTAGCTTTGGTAACATCACAACAAGTTCTGCAGGAGATCATTCGATTCCTCTTGTACCTCGTTTTGGTGGTGCAACTGCACAGCCAACTGCCACAGCTTCACCTTTACAGGTAATTGCTAGAATGGCGAGACTACTTGATCAACAAAATGTTGACTCTCGTAACAGATGGATCTGCTTAGATTCTGTATTTATCGAACTATTGAAAGATGAAGATTCACGTCTTCTAAATTCAGACTTCGGTGGATCAGGTCTTCAAAACGGTCTATTACTAAACAACTTGCACGGTTTCCGTGTATATCAGTCTAACAATCTACCTGCAGTAGGTACTGGACCAGGAACATCTGGCTCTGCAAACCAAAATGCAAACTTCGGGGTTATTGTTGCTGGACACGATAGTGCAGTTGCAACCGCAGAACAGATCAATAAAGTTGAGTCATATCGGGACCCCGATTCATTCAGCGATATTGTTCGTGGGATGCACTTATATGGCAGAAAGATTCTTCGACCAGAAGCTCTTGTTAACGCCAAATATAACGCAGCGTAGGGGGACATAAAAAATGGCTACTATAACATCACTTTTACTTCCTGCTACAGGTAACTCCAACA